TCAATGCATCAACACCACCAGACAATTGACGAGTAATAGCTGAACCAATAGTATCAAAGGCACCTGCAGAAGTAGCAGCAGTTCCCCAATCTGCACCTGCAGTTGGATGATCCATCCAGTAGATATATTCTGAGTTTGTATTGATTACATTTTTGTAGTAGTTATTAGTACCATCAGACTTTTTCGCATCAGATGCTTTAGAAGCAAACGCAAATTTTTCTAGTACATAACCTGGAACTCCAGTGAAGTGACCAAGTTGATCGATAACAACAATATGAACTTCATCTCCAGAAGAGCTGTTGTTTGCTGCATATGTTGAAGTAGAAGGAGCGCCATCAAAGTTTGATGCATAAGTCCAACCAGCAAAAGATGCAGAGTCAGCCATAGAAACTAATAGTGAGTTTCCTAAAGTTCCTGGGCAACGTGCAGCGAATTCGCCAACAACTGCTTGTCCATTACCATAAGCAGCCAAGTAATCGTTATTGTTATTGATCTTTAGACCACCAACAGTAATAGTACTAGTTGCTGTTGCTTGACTGCTAACAAACAATAATGTAGCAGAACCACTAGCTGCAGTAGAAGATGTATGAGTTGGACCAGTAGAACCTGTAGTTCCAGCTACTGTGACTGTATACAATCTGTTACCGAAAGAAAGATAAGCATTTTGAGCCACTGCTGTAGTAGCTGTCCATGCAGTTCCTTGATCGGAACCAGCAAAAGCAACTGATATTGTTGGAGCAGCAGTATAACCAGATCCAGCAGAAGTTACTGTGATACCAGTGATAGTGGCAGTTCCCAGAGAAACTGTACCAATCGTTGCATTAGTACCATTACCAGTAATGTTAATAGTTGGGGCAGTTGTGTAACCAGATCCACCATTTGAAACAACTATAGCAGTAATTACACCACTAGAAATAGTGGCAGTACCAGTAGCAGTAACACCACCCGCAACTTGAGGCGCACTAAATGTTAGCGTTGCTGAACTATAACCTGTACCACCATTTGAAAGAGTGACACCAGTAACAGAAGCACCAGAAGAAATTGCAGTACCAGTAGCAGCTACACCACCAGCGATTTGTGGATTACTGAAAGTTACAGCAGGTAAAAGAGTTGCAGTGTAACCACTACCAGCAGTAGCCATAGTCACTGATGTAACTGTACCAGTTTGAGTAGCAACTGCATTTCTAGCTGCAGTTACATCTGCACGAGAAATTAAGAGAGCATTTGTGTATGACAGGAAGTTCGCTGCAGTAAAAAAGGCTTGCGCATTCGCATCAGTTGGTTTACCGAAGTAACGAACTAATTCGTTCTCGGAACTAACCTGAGTAGGAGCCAAAACTGGACCCCATTGGAAAGCACCAGCAAACGCTCCACGAGAGCTAGATACAGCTGGAACGATCGATGTGTAATCTTTTTCTACGACTGCAACGCCTGGAGATAATTGGAAAGGCATTGTAATTCTCCTTGTTAATAAGTTTTTACTTTAGACAGAAAATCGTGTCTACATTTTATTTAGTTTTTACAAGTTTTCAATTCAAAAATTCAGTGGAGCCTTTTCAGGACTTCCATCGTCATAGAATCCGAATGGTGTCAATTCCTCTTCAATAGCTTGTATTTGCTTTTTGTACATAATTTCTCTAAGGTTAACATTATTTAGGTCTTTGAAATACGGCTGAGTTGTGACCCATCCAAAGAGCACCAAAGGCATTACCAAATCATCGTGATATCCTTCATCAGCAGCATATGATCCTTTAACTTCTATAAATGTTGAAATTTCAGAAATCGTATCTGCATCGGTTACAAGTAACTTGTTTTCTTCGATCAATGATTTGAAGTTGTGACATCCAATTCTTTTGATCTTTTTATCAGTATTGACACCTAGTTGAGTTTTACCTCCACCAAATCCTCCACCGATATACTGACCCATTGTATGGCGATTAACGAATAGAAGATTTTCATATTCTAATTCTGAGTATAAGATATGGGCGACCTGTTCACTCGAGTTAATTTCTATTAATACGTATGCTTCGTTGTATTCTTTGCCCACTTTGTATATCACATTGGGATATAAGAGAGGACTAATATCATTCTTTCTGTATTTTGCGACTGTTCTATATGGAACTTCTGTTATATCTATTAATTGAAATGCTGAATAGTCACCACCAACACCCTTTGCTACGTCACAGACCATACAATAAGTATGTCCAGCCTGTGGCTTAACATAAACATCTAATCCATCTTTTGTATAGATGATAGGATCGACTGGCATCTTGGCGATAACATCTGCAGAGATTAGTGTTAAACTAGAACCAAGGAATTTACAAGCAACCTCTTGGTTATATTTAAGTTCACCAAGCATGGCTTTCTGTTCAGCTGCCCACTTGTCATCACGACCTGGAATTTCCCAATAAGGAATGAACAATGGTGTAAATCCATTGCGACCATTTTCAGCATCATTCCAGAATTTCCAGAAATGGTTATAGCCGAGTGGTGTAGAAGATAAAAGAATCTTAGTAGTCTGTCCAGCAGAAATCGTTGGATAAACAGATGTAAAGAATTCCTCAGCAACCTGATTTGGAATAATCGCAGCTTCGTCAACGTAAAGTAAGTTAACAGATTTACCACGAATACCAGAAGCAGAAGTTGCCGAAGTGAATACTTTAGATCCATTCTCTAGTTCAATATCACCTTTGTTCCAAGTAGTGACACCTTGTTGCATCCATTGAGGAAGCAATTCATACATAGTTTGATAACGATTTAAAACCTCACGAGCAGATGTGGCTTTGTTAGCCAAAATCGCCACAGTTTTATTCGCTTGAAATAATGTATACCATAAAATGTATGCAGCTGATGTAGTTGTCTTACCCTGCTGACGACCTTCCATTAAAATTACACGACGATTCTGATGGATTATATGTAGTTTATTTTTCTGACAATCATATAATTTAAATAATTGTAGACCATGATCAAGTGTAACAATATAGCAATAGTTTTCAATAAAGTAAACGTAATCTTGAGAACACTTAATATACTCTTGAATATTTTCTGGAGTAAATTGTACAGTTACACCAGCAGCTTTTAAGTTCGAATTCGAATTATAAATTTCAGCCATGTTTAGAAATTCGAAGTCCAGTCTTCTGTCGCTACAGTAGCTGTGGTAACATCACCTTCTGCAGTATAAACTCTATTTGCATTTGTGAAGTTTTCATTTTGGCCAACATTGGCATACACAGTACCAATAACTCCTTGATTTGACATTGGTCCAAATAGGTTTAATTTCATTTGGAAATTTAATGTATGAACGACTGATCTTCTAGTTTGAAAATCACCATCGTATTCATCTTGTACTTGAATAGAATTTAATACAATAGGAACATCAATAACAACACCCATATCTGGCACAGCATTAACACTTAATGTATACTCTGGCGTAAATGTTGGCAGAATCTGTTCGATAATTTGAAGACCATCTTCTTGTGTTTTAGTTAACACATACAAAGAAATATCTAAGTTGTATGGGACTGGTGTATACATAACTGATTTGTTAAGACTATTACCAGATTTAATCTGCTGCATACGATTAGTCTTACGAGCAGCATCATAATTGTAACCAGTGATCTCAAAAGACATTCTTGGGAGAACAGTGTTTACATTATTTTCTAAAGTTGGATCTCCATCAATTCTAACTAACCATTTTTCTTTTGGTGCATAGGCAAGAGGAATCTGCAAACGCTGTAGTGTAGTTCCAGTAACAGAGTCACCTTGTTTGCGATCAATATAAATGTCGCTGAATAAACGACCAAAAGCAACAATGCTTTTTCGAATTATTCCATGATAGTATACGTTATCGTTAAGCATTGTTTATTTCACCGAATGGATTTGATTCATCAAAATTAATAACATTAACAGATTCTTTCTTGAATGTATTATTGTCAGCGAAAGAGTCTGCTGCTTTGTCTATATTAGTCTCAATAGTACAAGTTGCTGCAGCATTTATACCACCGCCACCAACGAAACTAATTACTGGAGCGATTTGGTATCCAGTTCCTGGATTTGTTATATCAACACGAATGATCTTATTGGCAGTAACCCCAGTACCACGAACTGCAGTACCTGCTGCACCAACTCCACTACTACTTGTGAATACAACAGTGGGTACAGATGTGTATCCAGATCCCTGATTGGTCATAGTGATACTAACAACCTCACCACGAGAACTTCTGGTAGTATTAGTTGTGAAAGATTTAAGTGATTCAAATGCATCTACAGCAGGTATACCAGTATCGATAAACTCAGAAGCATATTGAAACAATTCGATTTGCAGTTTGTAAACATAAAGTTTACCGAGTTGATAGAATGGATCTTGATGTTGAACAAATTTGATTTCAAACAATCCTTTTGATAGTGGGAAGTAAATCAAATCACCTTCGTTTGGGCGACTTGGAATTGTAGTTACTCCATAACGACCAACAAACTGTTCCCATCTTCTGCGTGCACACACTAGAGTGGCAGACTGCTCAATCATTAAACCGAATTTCTGAATAAACGCACCTTGTCCTGCAAACGAGTCTACGTTCTCGAAGTACATTTCAATAGGGAATGCAGACTTAAATTGAGAGAGACGATCTTCACCAAGAATGTTATCTTTAGAAACAAGAGTTCTGGGAATGTACATAACTTCGTTACCGTAAATACGTAACGATTCTATGATCAAATCCTCAATTAGGAACTGTTCGTTTTTAGTTCCCTGAGAGAAATAAACATTTGTTGTTGACATTTTAGCCCATTATGAAGTTTAGTGGCGCAGACTTGGTAATTAAATCTTGTTCTAACATTTGTATTTCTGCAATTGCTTCTTGGTATAGTGTATCGCCATCTAAAACAACTCCACCTGGAAGCTGAATACCTTTAAACTTTTTAAGGTTTGTTCCCCATTGTTTCTTAAACAATGCAGATGTATATTTCTTTAACCAAGTCTCGTTCCAAACTTTGGACCAAGTGGTAGGATCCATTGCACGATATCCTTTGATGATTATGTAATCACCAAGAAATACATCTGAGTCCCAGTTGATGTCCAAGTACATACGATCTTGGAGTCTATTAAATCTAAAATCTGCTTTACCATTTAGAGTCCAATCAAGTAAGTCTAAATGCTGCATGACAGTTGTATAGTAAATGATTGATGTAGAAGTTAGATCATACAAGTCATTTAAACGCAACTGGTATTGTAAGTCGAACATATTCTTAGAAGAAGATGCCTGACCAATGTTAAGAATACCAGTAATACCCCAAACATAATCTGGGACAATTATGTATTTGTTATCGTACTCTCTTAGAGTGATAGAACTAAGAGTAGCATTATGTCCAGCAGAACCAGTAATTGCTTCGTTTGCAGTAAATGTTCCAGTGACTTTTTTAACTAATAGTAATGTTCCAGTAGATTTTCTTTGAGATTCTACACAAACTATTGCTTTTGCTCCAGAAGAAACACCTGTAATTATTTCACCAGTTTCAAATGTACCAGCCACGCTAGCTGTTAG